GGGCTGCTGCTCGGGCTTTATCCGCCCCTCCGCGAGACCTTCCAGATAGGCTGCCCTGCGCTCTGCTTCCTGCGCCCGCTTCCTGAGTGTAATTATTTCCTCTTTCCCTTTGTCGCCAAGTTCTCCCGCGGGTTCCGATCCCGGTTTCTCGGGGGTTTCAGGAGTGTCGCCGGGGGCCGGTTCCGGCTTTTCGGCCTGTGCTTCGGGTGTGAGATCGGGGTATATCGAGGACGCCGACTCCTCGACAGGGGCTTCTCCGGCTGCCTGACCATCGATCACTTGTTCGTCTGCCATGCGTCATTCCTCCGTGTTTTCTTTGGTATTTATTGGTTTCTGCTTCACAATCTTCACGACGGGCCACTCCATCATTGCCTCCCCGTAATACCGATGACCTTCCCTTGCTGTCCCTGGGGTTGTTCCCCGAAGATCATCTCAAGAAGTTCAAGAAATTCCTTCTTCATCTGGTGCTTGTCGCCCTGCATCTCGTTAAGCGCCTTGATCTTCTCAACGATCACCTTCTCCCGCTGAACCGCAACCTTCTGCTTTTCGACTTCGACGCGCGCCGCCTTGACCTGGACATCGCCCAATAAGGCCTGTTGCTCGGGCGTCGGCGGTCTCACCGGCCTCTGTTCGCCTTCCTTAGGCTCCACCAGCCACGGCGGCATTGTCTTTGCCATGCGCTCGGCGATCTCCTCGGCGCCCAAGAAATCCTGGAACTTGTAGACGAGGTCGCCGGCGATGTCCATGATTTTCGGGTATGCCTGGACGAGAGACTGAAGCGCGATAGCGGATTCCTGCCGCTGCGTCGCATAGGAGGGGCCTGTCGTGATGACGATATCGTACTTCCCCGCAGTGAGGTCGTTATATTTGGCCTCGCGCCCTTTCTTGGCCGCGTATCGCTGTAGCTTGGGAATGATGGTCTGTCCGTACCGCTGCGGGTCCCTCATGGCGGCCTTCAGCGCATCGCCCACGCTCATGTTGACCGGGGCAAAGGTCTCAGTGTCGTCGACGTTCCTTATCCTCACGTCCCGTCCGGTGTCGTAAATCTCCGGTATTTTCTCGTTGATGACGCGGGCCGAGTGGGCAATCGACCTGCTCAAGTTGTCGATGAAGGCGAATGTCCCCACGTCGCCGGGCTTCTGCCGCTGCATGATGGCCTTGCCGGACAGTTCCGGCCCCTTATCCCCCACGTCAGAGGCGAACATGCCGATTGCCTGCTTCACGAGCTCCTGCGCAACCGCAAGCTGCTCGAACATGGCCTGCGAGATAGTGGGGGGCTGCTGACGCTGCGGCAACTTGCCTTCTATCTCCGGGTCGGGGTTGGCCTTGAGATAGGGGAAGTTCTCTTCGTTGGCCTGCGCCCAATCCTGCTCGTAGCCTTCGAACATCTTGGCTGTGCCGATGTAAGGGGCTTTCGGTTGGACCGCCATAGTCTCGGCACAGGCCGTGAGCCAGAAATCGAGGAGCCTTATCGCGTCCTTGGCATCGCGGATGAGGCTGCGCCTGACCGTCTTGCCCTCGACGTTGTTATCCGGCCCGAAGCACAGGATGACGGGGATGAACCGGCCCGGTATGTCCTTGGGGCCGTCGAGAATCTCGTCATAGGTGATCGCGTACCACCTGACCTTCGGCGTCTTGACCTTGCGCTGCTTCACCATCTTGAGTGATTCGGGCGGCTCGGGAGGAAGGGGCGCCGGGGCAGGGCCAGCGTCCGGGCGGAGGTCGTGTCCCTGCTGTGGAGCCTGCCCCGGCTGAAGTGGCTGTCCTTGCGGGGGTTGTGACGTGGCCACGAGAGCGGCTTGTGCCTGTTTCTCTGCGAGCCTTGCTTGTTCGGCCTCCTTCCATTCGGTCAACTTCCTTCCATAAACGCTTTTCTCGAAGACCCTGCCGTCGGCCATGAGGCAAAGCGTCTGCTCCTCTTCCTCGACGACGTAATAGTCCGCGATGAAAAACGTGTCGTCCTTGAACCACACCTCCTCGCTTATGCCCACTTCTGAGCCGATGGTAATGGGATTGGTGGGCATTTCGATGTCGCCGAATTTCGCTTTCCATTCGTCCTTGTCGTCCCGTGACCACTTCTCCAGCACGTACCCGTACTTCGCGTCGGTGCCTACTTCGGACTTGGCGGACGAGTCGAGATAGACGAGAAAGGGGTTCTTGATGCGCTCAAGGTATATCTCCTGCACCCACGGGTCATCCTCGCACCAGCGCTCAAGGACGCGCCATGCTCCGAGGCCGCAGGATGCCTGCATTTCCCCCGCGTAGTCATAAATTGCCTCGGCGTTGGACAGGTATTCCACGTTGGAGATGATGCCGGAGCGGACCTTCGCTATCTCTACGTCGCCCGCAGAGTCGACCGGCCTCACCTTCGCGCGGGCCCGGTTCTGCCGCATGTCGCCGACAACCTGGTTGACGTACTTTCTGAGGCTGTGAGACTTGATGACGGGGCGTTTCCTGATGCCGCGGCGCCTTTCCTCGTTGGCGTCCCACTCGTCGCCGTTTAAGAACTTCAGGTCATCGACGCCGTTCTTGCGGTTGTCCTGGTCGGCCTTTATTTCGCGTTTGAGGCGCTTCGTGGCGAGGTCGAGAAATTCCCGCTCCTGCTTCTTCGTCATCTTGCGGGACTTGGTGGGTTCCTTCTCCTCTTTCTCTTCGGGGTCGTCGGTCATCTAAGGCTCCATAGACGCAAAAAAGCCGCTCATCCTTTCGGATGGCGGCCTTTGATCTCGTGTGAGTGCTTGAGCGTTAGGCGGTTATGTGGGTTGCTTTATGCCTTCACTACCTCCAACAATAACCGCTTGACACCTTCCAGGGCTTTGAGCGCGTCGATGATCTTCTGTTTCTCCACGCCATCGTCATACAGTTTATTGCGCTGTTTGTCAAGATATTCTTTTTTGTCGATTTTGCCGATCATCCGAACCACCTTTGCGCGCTCAACTGGCTGTCGAGGACGGACGTAACGGTCTTGACCTTTGTATGATGCTGCGCCGTAGGCTCCATCTGGTCAGCATTGACGGCCACATACCTTAGCATGTCACATCCATGCGCGTACAAATCCTTTAGCGGCACTGTGCTCGTATCGGTGGCCCTGTTGATGCGTCGTCTGTACCTTTTGACGCACTCTATGAGTCTCGATGACAAGGGTGTGTGTTGCACATCGGCGCTGACGGGGGGCTGGTCGGCGCCGGTCCGGGAGCGGTCGAAATACAGGCGCGGGAAGACGATGCGGGTCTGCCTGATGCCGTCCTCGATACCGAGTATGCTGATCTCATTGCGGAGTGCTACATCCCATCCGAGTGTCCGGAGAATGTCGGCGGTCGACTTGCCGCCGCTGTTGAGGTTACCCGCAAAACCGTCGTGAGGCAACCACACGCGCCCCCAGGTGTACGGGCGGCGGCGGAGCTCGATCGACAGGGCGGGCAGGGGGGTGTGGGATACCTCGATGTACTCTATCAGCCTGATCTCTGAGGTGTGACGCTGCACAAGGCCCACGGCCAGGCTGTCGTCCCAGCCGAGGTCAAAAACAAGGTGCGTGAGCAACATTGGATCATGGGGAATGTTGCAGACCCTGCCGTCGGCCTCTGCCTGGCCGATCTCGCGATGATAGATCGCGCCCTCAACAGCGGGCCTACACTGGCCCTCCCAGATGTTGTTATAGCCGTCAGGGTCCGTCTCCTGGCAGTGGCGGCGCTCAGCCTCCAGAACTGCGTTGAACCACGGGTTATCTCGCCAGTTGATGAGGACGTTGGCGCAGCCGTGAGGCGGATGGACGGTAAACCTCTGGTGAGTCTCATCGCTCTCGAGGTCGGGGTTGTAGCTGATCCATATCTCACTACCCGCCTTACGGATGGTGGGTATGAGGATATCCCAGGAGCGCTTGCTGATGACCTGCCCCTCCTCGACCCAGCAAATGTCAACGCCCTCGAAGGACTTGATCGAGTCTACAGTGAGTTGTGATAGCCCGGTGAATTGAAACTCGCTGCCATTGATGCCGATGATCTCCGTCTCTTTGATCACAAAGCGGTTGCCGATGCCCAGGGCCTCTATCTGATCGCTAAGGAGCTTATGGACTGACTGCCGGATGGAGTTTTGGACCTCCCTGGCACACAGGATTCGCAGGGGGTTACGAGCTGCGAGGCCGATAAGAGTGCGGGCAAATGTCCAGGACTTTCCCGAGCCTCGCCCGCCCCTGGCGACCTTGTAGCGGCAGGGAGACAACAAAAAAATGAGTTTTTCCGGGATCGTGGGATTGAGCACCTGTCTGCCCTCTGCCTTTTTCACAACGCCGCTACCCCGTCAAAAACTCTCATTACAATCACACACATTGTCAGGCCCCTCTCTACCCTGCGTCCTGAGGGGGTCACTGGCCGGGTAGCCGCCAGGACCGGAATAGACGTTAAAAAATGCCTGTTTTGTCCATTACCCCGATGAGTCGGGCGATTGGTGCGCCGGGGATGTCAGCGCATGTATGATTTCTCACTCTTTAGGCTCCCTGACTTCGCCGGCCCGAACGACCGTAAAAGTTATGTCAAGCGGACCTGCGTTGCGCCCGGTTACCTCAGTCTCATTTTTGTCGTGCATGCCGTGACAGTTGATCGCGACGAACTTCGAAAAATTGCTGTCATAGGCTCCCGAGAGACCACCCTTGATCAGTAGAGCCTTGGCTTTTGCGAGGGCATGCCCACAAGACGCCGAAAACTCGCTGTGCTTATCCTGCCACAGCCCGATTGTGCTCTCGGCAACTCCTATTTCACCCGCAAAATCAACCAACGACGGGTAATCCGGGAAGTCCTTAATCTCTTCTTCGATTACCGTGCCTTTCCCGGTTATTATGGTTTTTCTGCGGGTTTTTATCTCTCGCGTAAAAAATTCAACGACTTTTTGGCAATATTCAGGACGATATTTTGTGGGTCTCCCTTCCGTCGGCCGTGATCCATCCCGTCTCATGTCTTACCTACTATCACAATGCGTTATTGCTGTCAACATATTTTTTACAAAGTCTTTCCCCTGCTCCCGACGCCATAGTTTTCGATGCTGAGCATAAAAATAATTCCCTTCTCTCACTAGGCAATCTGACAATTTTATAATTATTTTCAAAATATTCTCTTTTTTGCTTGACACCATTATCTGTAGGGTATACTATATAGGTATGGATAGCATGATACAAAATAAAAAACTGGAGGGAGCCATGAAGATCGCAACCTATAACCTGGTAGGTAACACAAGTGGGGCAGTGGCAGTCATTATTAACCTGGAGGGCGGGACAAGAGCAGGCTACGACGCT